TTATTTAAATTATGATTTTCAAAATCAACCGTAATATTTACACTATTTTGATTATATTTTGCAGCTAACTTAAGTGGCTCATTACCTTCATCATGGAGTATAGACCACATAGCAGCGTAAATATGCTTGCACCAACGAAGTTGATAATATTGTAAATTTTGAAAAGAATCTTGTTTTTCATCTTCATACTCTGGTAACTCATAAAAATTATTTATTGTGACATAACCTAAATCTCTAAATACTCCAGGTTCATCTCTTCTTTCATCTATAGTTCCATCATTTTGTATTATATTTCCAGGCTTTGTATCTCTAATTGCTGTTACAGGAAACTTAGCATGATTCTTTTGACTAAATAAATCATAACTATCTCTTCTAGAAAAATCCTGACAAGAACAATTCCATCTTAATTCTGTAGTTAAAAATCTACCTACTGCAAAACCTCTATGAGCTGGAACTGTTGTTTTAGCAATGGTGTCTACAGTCTTTGCTCCATAACTATCTGCTTTTTGAAAAATAATTTCATTTGTTGTTGCATCAGATCCTGTAACTGTATATCCAACATAATCGTCATATCTAAAACCTTTTATTAATCTAAATAAAGTTAGGTTTCCTGAAGTTGTTCCCGTTGGAATTGTTGTAAATTTAAATTCTGTGGAACTAGTAACTTCGATTGTATATCTACCTGATAAAACAGCTCCTGTACTTACATCAACAAAAACTTTATTATCTGTAGATAAACCATGAGCAGAACTACAAGTTACAGTAACCTCAGCACCTGATCTTGAATACGTTGAAGATATTCCAGAATCTCTCTCAACTATTCGATCTGCCATTCTTTCGCCAGCTAAGAAAGCAACTTCGGTAGGTAAAGATCTTAGTTTTACTCTTACAAATCTCCAACGAGTATCATTGAATGCAGTTGAATTGTGATAAACAACATTACCTGATGTTGTTGCAGATCCTGAAGCAGTAAGGGTAAAAGTATTCTGTGTCTTACTTACAATTGTTAAAGTCTCATCTGTCGCACTTCCCGTAGATATATCTAAATAAACATCATCTCCAGGAAATAAACCGTGATCATTTTTAGTTACTATTAAAGTAGTACCACTTTGAGAATAAGTAGCAGTCACAGAAGGTGCTAAATATCTAACATCTAATATTGGTAATCCAAAATCATAGAAGCTAAATCCATCTGTATCTCTCATTCCACATATATGTTCACCTAATTCTTGATTAGTAGATGGAAAAGTAAATATTCTTGCAGGTATAAAAACTCCAGGAAACTGTTGAAAAGTAAAGAATAATCTATAATCACCTCTCTTATCTCTTTCTTTAGCAGTAGATCCTAATATCTGTTGAGTAAATGTGTATAATTCATATCCTCTTCTCCATCTAGTCCACAATGAATCTTGATTATAAAATTTAACTTCACTCTCTAGTGCATATCCATCAGATCCTCTAGGATAAATACTAGGTTCTTTTGGTTTATTTTCAAAATTTTTAAATTGTTTTTTAAATTCGAAATTTGATTTATCTTCGAATTTTTTAAATCCGAATGACATAATCTTTAATAGAAACCACCCTGAAGATTACAATAGAATCCATTAGTTAAAGCAGTTGCTCCACTAGCTGCAACATATAATGCTTGACCTCTTCTTAACATCAATCCTCTTTGTTTTGGAGCTATTTCATTATTAGATCCAGCAAAATTTAAAGCTCCTGATTGTACTGTAGGATGATTTATTAAAGGTAATTTTTCAGTTAATGTTGTACTTAATATTTGATTCTCTGATACTTGAGGAATACTTTGAGTAAATAATGGGAAAAATTGATTAATGTTTGTAATTGTACCTGTACTAACAAGGTAAAAACAAAAATCAACTGGTAAAGAAACATTAACATTTCCATTTGCTGCTGACTGTGATGGTATTGTTACGTCAAAAGTTGTAGACGTAAAATTTAATGTATCGGCAACTGTAAACGTATCATCTTTAGGAACTACACCAGAGTTATATGTAAGAAAATCTAAAAATACTTTTTGACCTATTTCTAAATTATGTCCACCTGATAAAGTTACTGTACAAGTTGTACTGTTTGCAGAATAAGTTCCCTGAGTAGGAGTTACCGCATCAAGTTTTTGTATAGATCTTTTTGCATATGTAAACCAAATCTCATCTATATAAGCACCACTTATTGATGTATCTGTTAATGCAGAGTCAACATCAAATACTTTTGTTGCATTACCAACCGCTGTTGGAATTAAACTTGTTAAAAATGATTGTCCAGATGCAACTGTACATAAAGTTGAACTTGTTGCTGGGCGATCAACCATTAACGGTTGTTTGTTTGAACTACTACTTGCCACGTTATTTATTCATAGGACTTAGTTTAATTATATAGGAAGGTTTTTTTACTTATCTTTCTTATCATTTTTTTTATTTTTAGCTTCTCTTGCTTTATCTAAAGCTTCTTTACGCTTTTCTTTATCAGACATTTCCTTGCCATCTTCCTTTTTTTTACCTTTATTTTTAAAATATTCTAATAATTGTGGTGGCATTTTTTTCTTAGCCATTTAGTCTTCCTCCTCCCTGTCTATTGGAATGTCTAAAGTTTGAGTAAACCGTTTAGGTAAATTAGTACCTTTCGTATAAGAAAAAGGTGCTTCATCTGGACGAACAGAAAATAAATCTATTCGTTTATCTCCTGCCATTCTAGTACGAGTTCTTCCTTTGAAAGGACTAGCTTTTTGTCTCTCTCTAGGTGAAATAATATCTTTATCTCTCTTAACTCCTAAAGTATATCCTAATTTAGTTGTAGGTAAAACCATTATTATCTATGATTAGTCTCTAAAAGCATTCTTGTTCCAACAGCTACATCCGCTGGTCCTGGAAGTGCCTGTATAAATTCTGCACCTTCTCTATTAAATCTATATCTTGCTTGAGCTGGATTTCTATAATTAGGTACATATAAATGCATTGCTAATCTATCAGTTTCATAAATATAAATTTCTGTCCAAGTTTTTAAAGTTTCTCTAAAATCTGAAGTTGCTACAGTTCTGTCAAC